CACTTCCACTAATGAGATATTTGCGAAACGTATGGAGACTATCTTCCTTGGTCTTGAAGAGAAGCACAAAGAAGCCTACCCTGAAGAGGAGGCTAAAGTGCACTCCCAAATGCAACGCCAAGGAAACTTTTTTGACAACTTAACTCGACCCAAAGCAATTTCTCAGCTAGCACCTCTTGCCGAGTCGAGCATTGCGCTCAACCGCGCGGCCTCTGGTTCTAGCCCTGCTTGGGCCATTGTTCCGCCTCGTCGTGTTTCAGCTTCGACGCCTGATGCTCCTTCTACCACCAGAGCTAGCAAGCACCGTGGCAAAGGCTCGTACGAGAACCGCCAATTTCTTCGCGGGAACGGTCCTGCCCTTGTTCCACAAGGCAAGCCTAACCATCAGAAGGAGGAACCAACCATTATTGCTGCCTCTCAGGCTGCTGCCAAAGCGCTTGATGGGTGCAAGTCTGTGGGTGACTTCCCGGAAGCACCTGCTCCTCGTAGCATCGCCGATCCTCTTCCCGAAGGAATTAAGGAACGCGTTGCTGCCCAGCAGGGCGCTATCTACAACCTCAGCCTTTCAGCTGCACGCAAGATCCTCCTGGATCATCCCAAGTCTGCCCCTCCGATTATTGATCCGGAGTTGAGCCGCTACACCCGTGTTTCAGAATTTCTTTTCGCCCAGCGCGATAAGTTTGTTGCCGGAATCACGCAAGCAACTAACAATCTCGACTTCAATCTCATCGGCAAGGTTCTCGCAGGTTTGGCCACCGCTGCAGCTACTGGCTATGCCCTCCATTCTTTCCTTTACTCCAATTCTGAAGACACGTCTGATGATGAGGAGGAGGAACCTTCTTTTCTCTTCTCTCAAAAGAGGAAGTACGACAAGGACAAGAAGCGCAACAAGCGCAACTACAATGTCCGTCGTGGAAAGGGGAACAATTGGAACACAGGTTACACTGATGATCGTAACATCACCACGGTTTTCCGTAATGGTGAAATTTACCACGAGTCTCACATTGCTGCCGCTGTTAATCAGCCTTCCGCTACCGCTGCTCTTGCAGAGGCTAACAAGCAACGTGCGATGTACACAAACATCTACAACAACACTGTGTCGCTCAACAACTCCTATGGCAATCTCTTTGGCTTTATTGTTGAAGGGACCACCCTGATCACGAACCACCATTTCTTCCGAAAGCGGTCTGGCGACGGTTCGGGTGTCGTCTACCTCGACGATGGCGAGTATTTCCGCGTTAAGTGCGGTGACATTGTCTACACCGAGCGTTTTAAGGTGGATCGCCTTTTCACCATGCCCGA